GCAATTGTAAAAGTAGAAGACACTGGAGATTGGTTCGTTGAGAAGATTGTACATGGTCGTTGGGATAGTAAAGAGTCCGCGGGAAAGATACTTCGACTTGTACAAGAATACAAACCGATGGCTGTAGGAATCGAACGAGGGGCGCTAAAGAATGCAGTGCATCCCTACTTAAACGATTTGATGAGGAAGAACAATGTTTACTTCCACATCACAGATTTGACGCATGGTAACAAGAAAAAGACTGAGCGAGTAGCTTGGGCGTTACAGGGTAGGTTTGAACACGGTAGGATTACCCTTAACGAAGATGAAGACTGGAAAGAGTTCGTAGATCAAGTACTCCAGTTTCCTACCGCTAATGTCCATGATGACCTTGTGGACGCACTGGCGTATGTTGATCAGATGGCTTTAACTAGCTATCAGCAGGATTACGAAGAAGACGATTACGAAGTACTAGATGTAATTTCTGGTTATTAAAGGAAAATCATGGCTGAGTTTGAAAAAGAAGAACTAGGACAAAACGAGTTCGAGCAACCAACCGAATCAGACAAAGAGATTGTTGAGTTCGTTGTCTCTCACTGTGACCGCTGGCGTGATCATCGTGATACGAATTATTTAGAAGATTGGAAAGAGTATGAAAGAATTTTTAGAGGTAAGTGGGCTGCAGAAGACCGTACTAGAGAATCTGAGCGCAGCCGTATTATCTCCCCAGCGACTCAACAAGCTGTGGAAACAAGACACGCAGAGATTTGCGAAGCAGTATTCGGAAACGGTGAATGGTTTGACATCGCTGATGATGTTGCCGATCAACAGCTTATCGATGTTGAAATCCTTAAACTCCAACTCAAAGAAGACCTAGAGAAAGAGAACATTAAGAAAGCTATCACTCAGGTTGAGTTGTTAGCTGAGATTTACGGTACTGGTATTGGTGAGTTAACAGTCTCTAAGAAGACTGAGATGTATCCGCAGACAATGCCAATGGCAGACGGTACTGCCGCCTACGGAGTGATGGAGAAGGAATATACCTGCGTCAAGCTAAATCCCATCAATCCAAAGAACTTCCTTATTGACCCTAATGCCACAACTGTGGATGAAGCAATGGGAGTTGCTATCGAATCTTATGTATCGATCCACCAGATTGTCTCTGGTATCGAGAAGGGTATCTATCGTAAGGTAGACATTCAGCCCTACGGACAAGACGACGATCTTGAGCCAACACAGGAAGACGTACAGTTTAGAGACGATAAAGTACTTCTCATGAAGTATTACGGTTTAGTTCCTCGTGAATACATTGAACAATTGGAGAACAAAGAAGGTGAAGAAGTTGTTGACTTATTTCCGGAGGATAGCACTGCGGATCAGTATAGCGACCTCGTCGAAGCCATCGTCGTTATTGCTAATGGCGACTTACTACTCAAGGCAGAGAAAACGCCTTACATGATGAAGGATCGTCCTGTCGTAGCATATCAGGATGATACAGTACCAAATCGCTTCTGGGGTCGTGGCACAGTCGAGAAGGCTTACAATATGCAAAAAGGTATTGACGCTCAATTGCGTTCACACCTTGACAGCTTAGCTCTCACCACATCGCCAATGATTGCAATGGATGCTACACGATTACCTCGTGGCGCTAAGTTTGAAGTCAAACCCGGAAAAGCAATCCTTACCAATGGTAATCCAGCAGAGATCCTATTCCCATTTAAGTTTGGAACTACCGACCAAGGTAACTTGGCGATTAGCCAGAACTTTGAGAGAATGCTTCTTCAGGCTACAGGAACAACCGATGCTGCTGGTCAGCCAACACAGTTTACCCGTGATGGTGCAGCTCAGATGTCAATGTCGGTTGCTGGTATCGTCAAGAAGTACAAGCGTACCTTAACAAACTTCCAAGAGGACTTCTTAGTTCCATTGATTCGTAAAGCTGCTTATCGCTTTATGCAGTTTGACCCTGAGCGTTATCCTGCTTCTGATTACAAGTTTATACCAATGGCTACATTAGGTATCATTGCCCGTGAATACGAGCAACAGCAGCTCATCGCATTGCTTCAAACACTCGGTCCTGACACTCCAGTACTACCAATGATCCTCAAAGGCATCATTAGCTCTTCTAGCTTGCCAAATCGTGCTGAGATGATGATGCAATTAGATCAATTAATGCAGCCCACACCTGAGCAACAGCAAGCTGCTGAAGAAGTAAAACAGGTTAACAAGGCAAAAGCCATTGCTGAAGTCAAGGTTTTAGAGTCCACAGCTATGAAATACATGGCAGAAGCTCAGCAAAACGCTGTTGAAACCCAGCTAATGCCTCAAGAGACCCAAGCAAAGATTATTTCAGGGCTATCGCAGAACATTCGTGGTGAAAACACTAACGGAGAGTTCGAGCGTAGGGCTAAGATTGCTGAATTATCCCTCAAAGAAGAGGATATTAAGAGCAATGAGCGTATTGCATCGCTACAAATGTTGCAAAAACAATCAAAAAGTGCTTGACATTTTAACAAAACTGTGGTAATATCAGCCTATTATAACAACTTTCTTACTTAATGTCAAGAGCTAGTTTTATTTATATTTGGGAACACCCTGACGGTCGTTATTATTTCGGAAAGCGTCGAGGACACCCAGAAGATGGTTATACAACAAGCCATATTCGCTTAAAAGCTGAGATTGAAATAGATTCTCAATGGAAACGAACTGTTTTATTGTTAACAGATAATGAAACAGATGCTTATAAGTATGAAGGTAAGTTAATTAGGAAGCATAAACACAATCCGTTGTGTATGAATCAAAAGTAATAGTTCCCATTACAGGAGAAAACTATGGACAAGCAACTAGAAAAGTACTATGAGGAGCGTTTTTCCACGATGACTACGGTCGGGTGGAAACAATTCATCGAGGATGTTCAAGTAATATTCGATTCGGTGAATAAAGTAGCTCCAATTCAAAACGAAATTGATCTGTTCTTTCGCAAAGGTCAATTAGACATCCTTCAGTGGGTGCTATCTTTGAAAGAAAGTTCAGAACAGGCTTACGAAGCATTGCAAGTAGACTCGTCGGGAGACGCTCAGGATGCCTCGTAGATTATTTGAATTCCTCTGTGAAGAGGGACACCTTCAAGAAAACTTGGTTAGTTATGAGGTAGCCACCGTTCCTTGTTGGTTGTGCGGTAAAGACGCACACAGGCAGATTTCTGCACCTCGGATTAGCTTAGACCCTGTATCGGGAGATCATCCCCAAGCAACAGCAAGGTGGGCGAAACAGCGTGAAGAAAAACGTCTTAGAGAGCGTAAGCTCAATTCGTGACGAAGACAACCCCTAACGGACCTTTGTTATTTTATAAATCCTACAATCACTTTGTGACGGGAGCAATATATGGCTGCAAATTTTGTTGAACAAGAAGAACTGTTTGAAAGTACTGAGCAAGAAGTAGTATCCGATGTTACAACCCAAGACGCTGCTGAACAAATAGCAGAACAACCTGAAGCGGTTGACACAAAAGAACCAACGGAAGAATTACCAGAGAAGTATCGAGGTAAATCTGCGTTAGAAATTGCAAAGATGCACCAAGAAGCTGAGAAGCTAATCGGTCGTCAAGCAAACGAGGTTCATGAGGTACGAAGTCTAGCAGATCAGTTACTCAAGCAACAACTCGAATCTAAGCAACAGGTAAAGCCGGCTGAAACAGTTCCAGAAGAAGATTTTTTTGCTGACCCAAAGCAAGCTGTCTTAAAAACCGTTGATCAGCACCCTGCAGTACTTGAAGCTAAACAAAACGCACTTGAATTTAAAAAAATGCAAACGGCTCAAAAGTTAGAGTCAAAGCATCCAGATTTCAGGGATATAGCGCAAAACGCAGACTTCCATGAATGGATTAAAGCAAGTCCAATTCGAGTAGATTTGTTTACTAAAGCCGATGCTGAATTTGACTTTAACTCGGCTGATGAACTTTTAAGCACCTATAAGGCAATTAAAGGTACTCAGTCTAACGAGAAGAAGACGCAAGCAGCAGAAGCACAGGCTAAAACTCAAGATACGGCATTGCGTGCCGCAGCAGTCGATACAGGCGGTAGCGGGGAAAGCACTAGAAAGATTTATCGAAGAGCTGACCTTATCAAACTGAGAATGACAGACCCAGATCGTTACATGGCATTGCAAGACGAAATTCTTGCG